CTTTTCTTTGAAGTTACTTTTATATAGATTAGTAGCTTTCATTAAGTTTTGATTAGCATTGTTAGCTTGTAAAAATGCAAGTCTTGGTTTTACTTCATTAACCGCCCAATCAGGAAGTCTTGTTATTTTGTTTCTAAGATTAGCTTCTTCAATATAAGTATCTCCTGTTTCATAATTTATTTTGTTCAGAAGATATTCTTTAGCTTGTTCTTTAGACCCAGGAAAATTCTTTTCCGCAAAAGACCAATAATCATTCCTATTGTTATTATCTACAAGGTTTTGAGTCTTATCAAACCATTTGTCAAATGCTTGAAATGGATCTGAGAAATTAGAAAATGAAAAATCTTTTTTTGCTTTTTCAAGATTTGTCTTTGATGTTTTCTTTTCAAGTTCTAGATATTGACTATTTTGTTGTTTTGTTGAACCCAAAGCAATTTCAACTAGTTTATCTAATTTATTCATGATTTCTTCCAGGGGGTCAGTGTTGCTCCATGTTCTAGATAAGATCCATAACCAGCAGAGACACCACCAATAACACCCGATACTATTCCTGACATTAAGGCTGAAGATGAATTATCGACAGACATTTCAGCTTGAGGAACAAAGAGTCTTTGACTTATGTATCCTAAATTTCTACTAGCCAATCTATTTTCATATTTAGTTTCTATGTCTTTTAACATGCTGCCATAATTAGCTCGTAGTGTTGCCATATTTGTTTCTGCGTTTTGTGTATTTTGTCTAAGTAAAGCTTTTACAGAAGCTGAATCCATGCTAATATTTCTTGCTATAGCTGTTGAAGCAAACATATCATTTGTTTGCTGGGTTTGTTTTGATAGTGTAGATTTAGTATTTAGATATCCTTTCTTCGCAGAAAATTCCGATGCTGCTCTTTCTGTTGTTGCTGCTTGTTCTATTTGGGCATTGGCTACTAATTGAGCTTGCATCTGACGAAGAAGGTTTCTATTTTCAGCTTCGTTTTTCCACTTCTGTCTAAAGTTTTCGTTTCTTGCTGCTAGTTCTTGCTGAAGGGCAGAAGCCTTACCTTGACCTCCACCCATTAACCCAGCAGCCAATCCACCAGCTATTGCTAGACCACCTAATATAAGGGGCATTATCGTAATCTCCTTGAAAATCTATCTAATAAATTTGGTTGTTTCTTTTTTGGTGATTTCCCATCTATCAAGATTGCTCCTGATATTCTTTCACCAAGAATACCTATGGATCTTTTATTTGAAAGCCATTTCTTTATTTCTTCTTTATGTTCTTTTTCTAAATTCCTAGCAACTTGTTCATCTGGAGATATAGCTAAAGCTGAATCCCAGTGATGTACAGCACTTGCAAGAATATCAACTCTATCGTCATGCTTTAAGGATCCTTTTTTCTCAGTGATTCTCGTGATTTGTCTTTGGTTTTCTTCATTTCGTATTGGCTTTTTATCGAACACCAGTCTGTGTTGGGACATAATTGGCTCAAGAATGGACAGGATTCTCTTCTCTTTGTTTCCCTTGACCCTAAAGTCTTCGATAGCGACTTGACCGCACATTTCCGAGACAACAGGTCTAAGAAGGTTGGCATACATTGCATCTCCGAAGTTGGACTCCACCTGGATTTCTGATATGGAGTATTGATATGCGAGTTTGGCTATCTTGTTAAGAGCATGGATATCATATCCACCGTCTATTCCAAGAAGCTCATGAATAACGACATACCCATTTACGAACGATGCTATGCAGACCGCTGTTTCGTCAGCTCCTCTTCCGCTTGGGTCTATAAACATAACCGTGTTTGTGTATGGAACAAACTTATCAGACATCCATTGAGGAATGTATACTAGATCTCCTGAGATGCCAAAACTAGGAATATCCTTAGAAGCGTTGGCCTTTCCCCAAACTATTTTTTCAGGAAACAGTTCAGGCGATACGTCAAACACAACTAGATCTTCCAACTTAAGCGGATACTTGGATCTATCGCTGAGAGTTGGATCCAGCTTATAGTGCAGGGAAAACAACTTGGGACCGATCTTAGCAAGACGAGACATCAGTAGTTCCGTAGAAAACCTACGGGGATCTACACTAGTTCCTTCGGGAACATCTAGATCCAAGATATATTCATCTACTAGGTCTGTCTCAGCTGGGTTATCTAAGTTTGGTTTCAAACTAGGGAACTTAAGGATCTTGTAAGGTAGCTTAAGGTATATACTATCTGTACTTTGGAAAGTCCCTAGTATTCTTATAGAGCCATCTTTAACGGGGTTCCTGATCTGTTCCAATTCCGCAAGCTTTTCCAAAAGCTTTTCCCTAGCTACTGGTGTTTCTGAGTTTGCTTCAATTTCCACATCGTCCGCAATGATGTGATCTGCGTGGCTACCTGTTATCTGACCAGAGATACCTTTGGCATAGCAAGAAAGATCTTGTCCTTCCTTTGTTCTGCAACCCACATTAAAACCAAATGCATTGTCCTTATCAAACTCCCTTGGCTTTAGGTGTTCCATGTAGGGAACCAGTTCTAGGGTTTGTCTAACTTGTGAAATAAACTTGATTGCTTTATCTGCGGTTGCTGATAAAACTAAAATCGTGGTATTTGGATCCCTTAGGATTAGCCAACTTGCAAAGAAAGCGGCAATCGTGGATTTACCCATGCCTCTTCCTGCCTGTAGTTGGAAATCGTTTTCACCATTTTGCATTCTACTAGCCATAGCATATTGGACTGGTGTTGGTTCTCCTAGACCCAGGTACTTGAAGCAAGCCCACAAGTGATTCCTAAAGTCTTCTACCATTTCCGGTGGTACTTTCATAAAACCTCCTATACGTCCATTACAGGCGTTCTAGAGTCTGCCCTCCCAGAGGTAGGGGGAAACCCTTAGAACGCCTGTAATGAACTTTAAACCCCCGCCAAAGCCTTCGCCTTGACGGGGTGTAGCGAAATACTGGCGCATGAATGCCCAGTAATGAGGCGACCGCGAGGGAATGTACCCTCTACTCATACCCTTTCGGGCATGAGCGGCCAGCGTACCTGTCTCCAGTGACTATGTAGAGACAGGGCAATAAGTTACTTTAACTTAAATGGAGCTTTGGAAGCTAATCTAGATTCTAAAGAATCCAAAGAATCCTTAGGAATTTCGTTTAACTTATCCCTATTATCATTAATAATTCCACGAACCGCAACATAAAGACCTGGAGTGCATTTATCTGGGTCGTTTAGATCTTCTACTAGTTTAGATAAAAGAAGTTCATTTAAAAGTTCTACTTTATTCATTGCTTCTTAAACTTAGAAATTGGAAAAATATGTCCTAGAAGATATCCTGCTAGGAAGGTAAGACCAGCAAACCAGATGGAACCGAGTAGAGATTCAATAGTAGCGAGAATCATTTGTTATCCTTTCTTGCATGAGCAAGACTTTTTACCTGACTTTTTAGAAGAACCTTTGGAACATCCGCAGGATTTCTTCGATGAACTTGGTTTCTTGTACTTCATTGGTTTCCTTTCTTTTAAGAGTTTAATCTTGATAGAACTGAGTTGGCTCTATCATTTGCAATCTGTTCTGTCATTGGGACAGAACCAAAACAATCTGGATCTATGTCTTGTCTAACGCAAGGTGATGTATCTTCGGTAAAGATTTCGTATTCCCAATGAGAATCAACTTCATACACCCGCTTTAGATATATCATATGAGCAACATCCTCTGTAGGGTTGAAGATGTGGATGGATTGAAGGTAAGGAACTTCAGATCCTTGCCGTTATTTGCATCATAATACTTATCAAATAACAATCTTGCTCCGACGATTGCAGCACCCTGAGTGATGTTGTTTGTATTCAATGGAGTAATGTCACTCTTGATTACATCGAATTCAAAGAACCTACCAGTGGCATCCTTCTGAACATAGATCTTTTCATTGAAGTTAGTCCATACAGATCCAGTTGTCCATGTTTCATTACCAGTACCAGAACCAGAGAAGGTCACTGCGTTTGTCCAAGTGTTGGCGGCAGTGTCATATATGTCTAGGGTAACAGTAGCACCACCACGCCATGAATAGATGTATCGTCCGTTCTGTCTACGGATACCACCAAGACCACCAGTTGTTCCAACGCTGATCCAATCAACATCTTCGCAGTTGGCAACGAACAATGCGCTACCACCAGTTGTCAATGCACCACCTCTAGCGGTCAGTGAAGACCAAGTATTTGTAGAGGTTGGACCACAACCGACATATCGGAATAGAGTTGTTGCGTTGTTTCCAGTGTAGTAGAAGTAGTCATCCGATGGTTCAATCACATAGTATGAAGTTGAATCGGGTGCTGTGGTTAGGGTTGCAAAGGTAAGTCCGTTGTTGGTGTTGGCGGATATCTGAGATACCTGTCCTGCACCAGTACCGCCTACGATACGAACCTGATAGTTTACCCACTGAGATGCAGTCCAAGGAGTACCAGATGAAACGGTGATTGTGGTTGTTGAACCAGCACTTGCCTTGTCAGCGAACACACCAGAGATTTCATATACGGATGTGGCATCTGGGTTTGTTGCCCAAGCAGCATCAACGGTAATCACGGTAGCAGTATTGGAAACAACATATCGCCACTGACCAGCACCAGTACCGCTGACAATATGAATAAGTCTACGGGCAAAGATGTTAGTAGTCCAGTTTCTATTTCCGTTTGTCAATGAAGTAGCACCACCAGCGGTGGCAGTACCATAGTCGGCAACCGTCAGACGAGCAGGAGTACCTACCAAGCATCCTTCACCAGCAGTAGCGGCAGGACCAGAGGTTACTGAACGAGAAGTCCAAGTATTCAAGGCATAGTCATAGTAACCGAAACCAGATGTAGCACCTGGCACATATACCCACAGTCTACCAGAAAGCAGTTGAATGACGGATGTGTTGTCAAATGCAGCAGCGTAGGTATCAACGGTAGTGATAACAGAGTTAGCACCGATGGTGTTTGAACGGATGATTCCTTCAATGCCTCTGTTAGTACCAGAAGTCACACGGAATCTCATGCCACGGAGATCTCTTAGGATTGTCTGGTTGGAGGTAAACGAAGATGTAGTTCCTGCGGTTGCTGTAAAGGATGGACCGTATGGGTGTACAAATGCACCGCTACCAGCACCCCAAGTACCAGCAAGACCAGAGTTAGGCAACTGCATGAAACCTTCTTCCTGCTTGTTATACAGGAAGACAGATGATACACCTGTAATGTAGAAAGCAAGGCGACCAGTATCTTCACCATAGTATCCGCCAAGATTTGTATTGTCTCCTACGAATACAGTACCAGCGGCAGATGCTGCTGGAGTGGGAGTGAATATAGGTTCCCAGACCTTTGTATGAATTTTCTTTTTGAGATTGAGTGTTAATGGCATGTATTAGTCCTATACAATGATGTTTCCATAGATGTTTTGTGGTCTAACAGGCATATGATAGGTCTGTACATGTGCTACTGCTAGAGATCTTGCTCCCGAGTTTACTTCTGGAGATGCGTTACCTAGTGGAGCAAGGGTAGAAGTACCACCAACCTGTGCCATGTTTACTGCTGAGTTTGCAGTAATGCTAACAGTTCCAGAAACAGTCGCATTTAGATCCGCTGCCGTTGCATTTCTAATTGTAAATGATGGCGCACCAGCTGCTGAACCCATCTGCCATACCGAACGGAGCAACTTGTACATTCCAAGTATTGCTTCTTGAGTTACATCATTGTCTTCCTCTAGTGCGACATGGAGATTATGTGTTTTATCAGTAAGATCGTTTAGATCCACAAATATCTGAAGAACATCAGTAGATTCGTGGGTTGATGTATCAATGTCCAAGGTAAGAACATTGTTTGTAAACGATACAGCACCAGTTGTTGGTGAAGCAAAGTTATAGATGATTGTATTTCTTGTGACATTAGTAATCACAAGAATGTTTTGTAAGGAAAGTTCTATACCCCTGAATGTCACGGTGCCAGCATTAGCTGCACCTGGAGTCAGAAAGGCACTTCCTTTTGTATCTGTTCCTAACAGTTTTTTCATATTGTTTCCTATAGAGCAATAGCCATGGCTATTACAAAGTCTTCTGTAACACTACCACCACCACCACTTGGGGTTTGCCACGATACGGTTCCTGATCCGTTTGTAGTAAGGACTTGACCGTTGGTTCCATCTCCAGTTGGAAGATTGAAACCACCAGCAGAACCCTCAACACGAACGTTTGACTCTGCTTTTATCGTTAGTTTTCCGCGACCAGATTCTATTGTTCCGTCTGTGGTGTTGTGGTTTATTCGGACATAGTCGGCTGCGTTTGCACTTCCGCGTCCATATACATATAGGGTTGGGTCTGTATGGTCTGTAGTTGGAACACGATTACTAGCACCTTTATCGTTGTTTTGAACAATAACAAGCGATCCACTACTTCCACTATTTTGTGTACCAAGTAATAAACCAATTGTGGCACAAGATTGACCGCTAAATGATTGTTCTGACAAAGAATACCACTGACTAGTACCTAAGCTAAACGGAGTACTATTTGATATTAAAAGAGGAGCAGAAAACCAAAGAGAATCTGTTGTAACTCCATCAGAGTTTCTTCGTGTACCTAATTTAACTCCATAACCCCAAGATGTTCCATCTACAGTCATTGCATAATGAGAGGAACTAGTTCCATTGGTTCCAATACGAACAGTTCCATCTACAGAATTACTAAGAAACTCACCATTACCCATTACAATAGAACCACTACCAGCGGTACCAACCGTTAGGGTATCTGTTGTTGAATCGTAAGTTAGTCCAGAATCTCCAGCAAATGCTCCAGAAAAATTGAACATAACTTGACCAGACGATCCTGCAGCACTAACATCCGATGCAACATGGGTATGGCTTGATGCGGCAGCACCTAGAGTTGATCTTGCCGCTGTAGAGTCAATGTCGTCAAGAAGACCACGGGCATATGCCGTGCATACTATTTCCTCTATGTCTCCAGAACCAGCCGAGGATCGACCAAGCAATCTATCGGTAGCCGATACATTCTGTATCTTGGCATATGTAACCGCATCGTTTGCTATGGTTGCTG